ATATTTAAACGGCTTAAATGGCAATATGCCAGCAGACGGGTGTTTGATCTTTCCGAAATGCGTAAGGAAAAACGTGACCGATTGGCGGCAGCGATTTATTATCTCAATCTGTTCACGACTAAGGTTCATTATCCAAATCCAGCGGCGTGTTCAACAAATTAACCAATTCGTCGCTACTGACTGTGCTTGTGTTAGTATTATTTATATTAAGATTGAGACCACTTTTTGTGGCCGCAAACATTTTCGCATTTGCCTCCATTATTTTGACCACCGTAGTGTTTATATTCGCTTTCACTTCGATGGCTTTAATCAATCCTTCTACATATGTCTTGCTTGCTGGCTTATTTAACGAGTGCGCCGTTTCAATGGCGTCCTGCATCATTAAAATGGCTGATTCAGCTTGGGCACGGTCATTTCTAGCACATTCTAAAACGTTATCTGTAACTTCATTCATCCGATCAAATAATCGTTTCAAGTCTACAGTTGGACCCTCTTGCTGTGGTGAAGCTTGTTGTGGGGTTGCGTCCAACGATTTGATCGGTGTTTCAATCGGCTTCAGCGCATCGGATGCAATCTTTTCCGATTCTGGTTCTGGCCGAGCCTGCACTGCTGGAGTTGGCTTATCGGAATCAGAATTGTCTATTAAACCTAATAATTTATCGACTTCTTCATCAATCGGCATTGTCTTCTCTCGCTTGAGTCTGTTGGCTGCGCCTATTTGCAGCGCGTGACTGACCATGCGATTGCTGATGTCCTGGTTTACGTTTAGGCTGGACGCGGTCGGCAATGTTACCCAATGGTTTTATACGATTATGACCGGTTTTATTATCAACATGATGGTTTGTTGGACGCAACCGACGCTGTACCCTTTTCCTTATCGATTCTGGCATGCTTTCTACGATCAGATTGTTAAAATCCTCAGCAGTGACAGTTTCCAATTGGATCTTCAATAATACTTCATCTAATATGTCCATCTATTCCTCCTGATCATTATTTTGACCAGTGTTAAATCTATTATCTCTTCTTATACTTTCACTTTTGTTTATAGGCGAATCGGTAAAATCATGGGATCTTAATTTGACGAATTGTAAGAAATTTATTACTGTATTTCGTGGTATTGCACCATCTGCCGACAATTTGCTTATTATTCCGTCGTATGGCCTATCATCATTTTCCAGTAATCGTTCAAATTGATCTATGATCCTCAAAAAATCGTCGTGATATTTAAACATTTCTCTTGCTTCTACAATAAACCTTGCTAGGGCGTCGCTTTGACCAATTCGGCGTTGCCCAACATGGTGCATGTATGTTCCAGAGTTTTTTCTATCTCTTCCTTCTTTTTTGATATATGCTAGTATGACTGTTCTAGCCACTTGGCTCCACATATTAAAGACTTTTGATCTGCCTCTATATAATAGAGTAGTCGTGCCGCCGTAGGTGCCTTGTTCAGGTTCTACCATTGGACCTTTTTTGAACACTGTGTGGCATTTTTTACATTTTGGTACTAATTTTATTATTTCTGATATTGTTTTAATCCCATATTCGCGTTCGCCAGGAACGTAAAGCACTGAATCATTAGGACGGTCTGGATTAAAGCATATTCTGCAATGGGTGCAACTACGATATTTGTACAATGTTTTTTCTATCTGGCACCAAGCTGTATTTAACAAATCGCCGAATGACGATTCTTCTTGACCAGGATAAATCGTATGTAAACCTTGTTTTCTAATAATTTGTCTGATGAGTTCACTGGCATTCGACATTATATCGTCGCGCAATGCTACTTCTGTGCATCCCGTCCACAAATATTTTGTCAGCAACCACTCGACCTGCTCGTTAATGAAATAGAGTTTTCTTTTTGGAATAGCAGAAGGCTCAACCGCCGAGCAGCCGTTTGTCAACTCTGTAACGTTGTCTAACGAGTTCTTGTCCATCTATTCTGCCATTTGGAAAGTAGACTTGTGTCTCATATCCTGCCTGAAGCATCACAGATAACCTTGCCTTGCTGTGACTGTACAAGTACCGATTACATCTGAAAAAGAAATCGTATACTTGGCTCTTACCCTTCTTATTATGGCGAAGTGCGCGTCCAACTTTCTGAATAAAGTCGGATTGTAATTTCCCACCAGTCGCAATAATAAGGTTTTCACAACCACCAGCAAGATCAAGCCCGCGATTTATAATTTTTCCGCCAATAAGAACATTAAGCTCACGCTTTTCAAAAGATCGCAACGTCTCATTGCGAGTTTTCTTAGGTGTTTTGCCATAAATAAACCTCACTGACATACCTAGGGCTTCTATCGCTTTAAGCAGATGAACCCCCAATTCTTCCCTATCTACTAAGATTAAAGTCCCGTCGTCATTCTTACACAACCGCTTTGACAAATTTGCTATTAATGAATGGAATTTTGGATTCTGAACCATCCATTCATTTGTAGCTATATCAAATGCAGACGAATCCTTAATGGACCCATTGCATCCGAATGCGAACATGTGATATGCACATGGAATAATTCTACCAAGTTCCGTTAATCTAGCTCTGGTTTCTTTGAAAATTATCGGCCCAGCATGTGATTCTAAAATCATTGCCTCAACAGGCTTAGAAGGGTCAGTCGGAGTACCACTGAAACCATACCGCCTACGACCTTTGAAATAGTACCTAAATAAGTTTTTAAATGGTTCGCTTGTTGCCTTATCAGCCTCATCTACTAATATCATCTCCATTTTCTTTATTACTTCCAACAATTTCTTCGTATTCTCACGTCTTGTTTTTAACCCCTTCACGGTAGCATGCCAACGCTCCAACCGCTTTAAATATTTCGCTTGTTCTTCTCCTTCTTTTCTATTAGGTGCGTGCGGCACTTTGCCTGTAACTGTAAGAGATTGGATCGACCCACATAATATCATCTGCCCATTTGGCCTTTTCCCGGCATAAAATACGCCTATGTCGGAAGCAACATCTCGCAACTCTAATCTGGCCTTCAATTGATCTATCACTACGGTCTGATCAGCTATGATAACGGTAGGGCATTGTATGGCCTTACAAATCCCAGCTATTAATTCACCTTTTCCACCGCCCGTTGGAACATCGAACACCCCATGATCATACTCGCACACTTTTTGAATTGCCGCAATCTGATAATCTGCCAATTTGATCCCTGGCAAAAAATCCTCATTTATTTGTGACTTATCAATTGGAGTATACTTCGGATCTGCCCGCCTATCATTTACGCTAATGGGCAGCTGGTTTTCTTCACAGACTGCGAGAAGTCTTGGTAATAATGTCAGCACCATTCTTTTCTTTGATCTATTATAAAACCTAAATATACCGTCCCAATTCCCTAACTGGCTTGGATCAATATAGCGATTAGGCTTACTGACGCTAAATGCTTGCCAAATCACTTCCTCTTCTGGCATAGTTATATGTGTCAGATAGACGAATTGATTATCACGAATTTCTGCTATCATTTTACGATCCCATTCGGTTTCTGTATCTTCAACACAGAGGCTAAAATATTATCCCAATGTATACAGAAAGACCCCTGCGAATTCGCAGGGGTCTAATACAATTAATTAGCAGTAGTAGCGCCGTTGAATTCGCAAGCTTCGCCGTCACAACCCTTGCTACCAATAGCCTCATAAATATAGGCGCTATAATCCGCATCTTTCAGCTTGGAATTATAGGCCTCTACTTCTTCAGGGGTGCACGCTTCATATGGCGCTTGCGCATAACCGTGTTCAGACAACGGCAGGAAACTCACACCTTTGATCTGATCTTCATAAGCCTCGAGAACCTTGGCGATTTCGCTCTTTTCTTCGTTTTTGAACTTTACAGTCGCACTGACTTGATTGTCAGCCCAGTATCGATGATAATCGACAACATCAGTCATTTGTTGCCAAATACTGGTCTTACCGACCGGAGTCAGATTTGGTTCGCTAATGGCAAACTTCACTACCACTGTTCGATCCGGATCGCTAATGGCCGGCTCGATATGATACCCAGCATCCTTAAGGATACCAACCAGAACGCTATCTTTTGCTATCCTCACTCTACGCCAGTAAGTGCTAGCTTCAGGATAATGAATACCAGGTGTTGCGCCCACTAATAAACTAACCGTCCCGCTCGGTTTGATGCTCGTGACTTTAATCGATTTTGGTACACACAACCATTCTGAGTATGTGGCATCCCATCGACGCACTTCACGATAACCAGCATCGCTAAAATTCATCAGAACATTACGACGCCCAAACTTAGCATAGGCTTGAACGATTCCACTCTGCGACAACCCAATGCGGCGGTTACGCAGCATGACCTGATTCGTGCGAGCATTATGGGTTGGCAGAAGAGTGACGGTCTTAGCGTAAAGATAAGCAAACTTCAGAGTGCGCAAATAATCTTCACTATCATCATGATGCGCGGGGAAGGTTTCCACCAAACAACACAATTCGTATGATTCCAAACTTTGCTCAACGCATGGGTTGCTACCCATAACTCGCCCATCTATTCCAGGCTGTTTGCCATCGATGAAGCGACCGTAATCGCGTGCGTTATCTAACCACATCAAACCCGGTTCACCATTGACCGCGATTTGATTACCTACTCCAGAATAATCCATCCCTACTTTGGCAAAGATTGAGTTATTTGAAGCCCATCGGTGATGATTTAAAGCATTCCAAGTTTCGATCGCTGGAATCAATTTATCTTCAGGGATGCCTGATTCGGCAAAATCACTCAATTCACCTTTACCCTTGCCGGCAGCATAAATCTTTCCAGTGCAAGCGTAAAAATTAGTGACTTCTTCTGGAGTCAAATCACGTAGGGGATTTTTCATATTGCAGTAGTCTGGGTCATCGGCTTCGCCAAAGGCTATTTCAGCCGTTCGCCGCACGTTCCCCGCCACAACACAACGTCCGATATAATTCATAATATCAGTGATATCAACACTGGAAAGTGTCTTACCGATACACTTATTCAAGTGTTCACGAACAAGATTGTGTAATTCGATTAATATTCGCGAGCCGCTGGCCTTACCACCGAAGCCGTTGATCAATGAACCTTCTGGCCTAATTCCTGAATAATCGAATTCGACAGCACCATCTTCTCGATTGTTCGTATAGCTTGCAATCAAATGTCGTAAACTGTCTACCCAGCCTTCGCGTGAGTCTTCTACGACAAATGTGTATGATTTATTTGCTGGTTTACCAATTTTGATATGACCAGCGCCCTTGGTGTCGAAACCGACACCTACGCCTAGCATACTCATATCCATCAAAAAGCAAAAAGGCTCCGCTGGGTCAGACTCTGACAGACCGCTGGTCGACACAAAGGCGCAGTTGTTGAGACTCGCACTTCCTCTAGACCACATGAACTCAGTTCCCATCATCCACAGACCACGGCCTGGAGGTAGGAATTTGAAATCCCACATGCGTTGAAACATTTCTTGGGCGCTTCTTTGTGCTTTCTTCTTGTCCCAAGGAATGTGAAGCCGAACGCAATGACGCCGCTGCACTTCATAGCATCCTTCGACTACTCTTGTTAGAGTATCGATAAATGCTTCCTTTTTACCATCGGGCATGATGCGCGAATAAGTGCGATAGAACACCAATTCACCAAGCCCATTAAACCCGAAATTAGGTTTCTTATTTTTAAAACCTGCTAGGAATTTTTTATCCAACCTGAAATGATGATCAAGATCGAAACCTGCGCCGTTTAGATATAGGTCGTTCATATCGCCTCACTTGTATGAAAGAAACTCTTGTCTAGCCAATACCAATTCTGCTTTTGATGGAAGGAGTGTCTTATCTAGATCGCCAACCATATCCATCGCTAACATACACGGCTTGTTTAAAGCCATGAACAGCGGGTTTATTTTTGCTGATTGGAACCATTTTGTAAGATTACACATCGATAATGAATTTGAACGTTCTAAACAAACTGCTGTGGCATCTTTGTTAGCGGTTTGTTGTTCAAACCAGATTTTCATTTCCCGCAAGCTTCGAAGCATTCTTTTTCGATAATTTAATCGCGCCACAAGACGGTCATAGCAGACTTTAAGAATATTATTTTGATGAAAAAGACTCAGTCCTTTGAATGCAATTCTGTTCTGCTTTGCATAATCGACTGCTATACTGAGAAATTGCTTGATTTCATCCCTATCGAGTTTCCACTTCTTAAAGTTACTATTCATTTTACTTAAATATCGCCATTGATAAGTCTTGCGCTTATCCGTGTGCTGGGGCATTTTGAGTACTATATTGTACTTGGCAAAAGCATCTACGCTCATTTGCCAAAGATCGTCTAATTCAGCATCAATCTCAGAGGGGATCATGGATTCACCTACTAATATCCAAGTCGATCAACACGCAGGACCACAAGAGAAAATTAAATCAACTATCGATGAATTGATAACGAAATTCTCTGAAGATTGTCAACGTCTTAACATAGAACACGGAGTGATGATCATCAGAGATCCTGAGTCAAACAATCCGAAGATTTATTTGCACGGGCACTTATATGATGTGGGAGTACTTATCGGAGGCGTTTACGATAAGGTCAAGCAAGAATTATTTAATAAATTACGATAATTATTCTCTGTCGTAAAAGAAGCTTTCAATCTCTAACTTCAACGATCTATTTGTAGTTTGCCTATGACATTTCTCGAGTAATTTCACTAGAGGGTGAGTATGATCTAATGGGAATCTGAATACTGATATCTCTAAATTTTGATATTTAACGGGAATACATGGGGCATGACTTAATCTTCGTAAGTCTTCTAGCATCAATTCTACGGCCATTTCCACGTTTGTATCGTCATCACCGTGATATGCTTTAATAGATCCTTCTATTGATCTAAGAACGCTTTCGAAATCAGCAAAAGCATATGATCTGCTAGCTAATTTATCATAAACAACATACCATATGGTTAATTCAAGGTTTAATAATCTCTTTGCGAAACTCTTCATATTTTAATCGCTTAATTATGCGTAGTGCATCCACTGTAAGTTCATTGTTCAAGCCGCCTTCTGATATTCTAATTATATCATCTTTTTCTATATCGCCAGTGTATAATTCAAAAAATGTCGTCGGAGCGAGTGCCTGAAAATAATGTGGTATAAAGCGCTCAACATGATAGCTTTCACCACGCGTCAAAGTAATTATATCTTCACCGCTAGGGGTAAATGATACTATCGCCAACGCTCCCTCGTGCACAAAAAATGTGTTTCTTTTAGTTTCGTGATAATGAAGACTACTGTAGCCTCCTTTAAACGCAAAACAAGCGTTGTACTCAAGAAAAGGCTTTTCTACCAGAGATTCAGTGAAACCCCAAGATTTGGGGATCATCTAGTCCCTCCAATCACAGCAGACTTCTCGTAATAATAATTCGCCTTACGCTCACCAAGAACAATCAATTCGTTGATCCCAACGCCATTTGAACCTGGTTCAGCCAGCTTGCCAGTGGGAATTATATTCTGAGAAGGAGAGTATAAATCGACATACGACACACCATCAATAACTTCAATAGCTTCAATCAAATTACTAACATATAATGGTTGACCCATTTCCCAATTAGCAAGATCGAAAAACTTATCTATCGCTGACTCAACCTTTTCTTTCACGACAGAAGCATCAGCACTTCTACTAACTACGACAGACATATCTATATCAACGGACTTCATACTACCCGGCAAAACAGATATATCATCTGTAAATACATTCAAGCTCTTAATATATGTTTCTAGACCTTGCTTCAATCCAATATTTGGCAATGCTGGTCTATTTTCTGGTCCCTCAGCTAATGCATAAATCTCGACAAGATTTTCTTTTGTGCTCGTACGAATCGTCGCAACAGCCTTACTTATCGCACCATAAGCGGGATGTCTAAATGATTGCGAAGCCTGAGCATAATCATCTGCAGTCACAATGCTCTTCTGCATCGCAAATTCGCGTGGTGCTCTGCGTTTCGCTTGTGCTAAAGTCTCTTTATCAGTACCACCATTGCTGGGGGTAATGTTACGAAACTTCACGGTTGTTGGGGTGTTCACTGGAGGAGCGGGAATCAACTGCCGAACTGTATCAATCATCCCTATGCCAATTCGCCCTCTTATACCTCCTCCCTCTCTACAATAAAAGGTAATCTCCGCTCCAGACTGAGGAATAGCACCAGTAATCCCATCACCAAACCTGAATGTCACAATGTCATCGAAGAAATTAACTTCAACGACTTTGTCATTTGGACCATATCGTTCAATTGGATCATATATTGGAGTCCAATTCTCGTTGGTATCACCATATGATGCTACTATCCTGATCGGAGATTCTAAAATATTCTGCGCTTGAATACTAAATTTCTGATTAGCAGTACCAACGCTCGTAACTTTAAATGGAGACGCGTCACGGCCCTCCAGCCCCCATGCTATAACACCTTTTTTGCCAGCCGGCATTACAATAGGGCTTACATAATCATTTGGTGCCCTAAATATTTGATAAAACGTTTGTTTATTATCTGGTCCAACGAAGTTGAATTGCGTTCCTGCAAGTATTCTAATATCACTAGTAATTGGTTGATCAACAGAGCATTCAACATCAACAGTGGCTGGAGTCTGCCGCTTGATCTTTTGGTTAATTAATGCTAGATGATTAGCAACAGCCTCCTCAGTCAACGCGGTTGGCAAAGTACTTTCATTAGCTAGAAGATCAGCTCTGAGCGACAATTTTGCCACGACAGCTGCAACGATGTCGACCAACATCATGACACCATTGCTTTTCATAAAATCGTTAAAATCATTAGGATAATACGATTTAATATATTCTATGATGGCTCGCATCGCCGTATCATAGTCTAGCCCAGAAAAATCGATATTCCTAAGTGCCGCTGAAACGGTTGGTACGCCAAAACCGTCCGGAGACGTAGGCAAATTAAACCTAGTTTCATTAAACATTTCTGGTCACCTCGGGAACATATTCGAAATTGATCAGTGTGGCTGGGTCTGACTTCATACTGCCAATAATTCTAATGGATAACAGGTTGCCCTGGTCATCAGTTTTGACATCTAAAGTCTGAATAGTTATTCTTGGCTCGTACGCAGATACTTTAGCGAAGATTTCTTGCTTCAATGAATCAATAGTAGATTCTTCAAGAGGGTCAAAAACACGATTTTTCAGATTCACGCCAAAATTGGGTGCATATACCCGCTCACCAGGTGATGTCAACAATAATTGTAACAAAT